CAGACGTGTGCTCTTCGTATCAAGATGACGTCTTTGTTTAGCCGGTACGTGTACGTGTTATTACTTATTACCGCTATGCTGTACGTATACAGGTAGTCGCTAGGTAAGGTATACAGCTTGTTGGTTTGAGCTACTGGGCCTTCATCTAACTTACGCAGGGCAGGTATCTGTACTGAGTTGTATATCTTCTGCTCCGCCTGCTCCGTGAACATAGCGAGTTGGGCATCTGTGAACGTGTTCTCACAAATGTCTTGGATATTAGCTTTCAGTTCAGTGTAGTTCATAACTTATGCCATTGGGCCGCGTGCGTACAAACCCTTAGTTGCGCAGCCAGTGCCACGAACCTTAACTTTACCGCCTTCTTTATAAGCACTGGTCATCTTATTGCCAGTCTTTTTTGCTTCTTTCTTAGCGGCTGCTTTGCCTGCATCTGTGTATGCAAACTGCTTATTTCCTACTTGTGGCATCTTAATGCTCCTATGAGGTAGTTACAGTAACTTGTCCTATACTACCATTTATTAACAATATGTTGGGGGTTAATCCAAAAGGATCGACTCCCCCACCTACAGGGTTCCAACCCCACTGTATGTCCCTACTACTACTGTTTCCTGATTCTCCTAGGCTTTGGTCTGGTCTAGGATCACGTAACGCTTGTGGATCGTGTACAGGAAACTCTCCTAGCATATTCTGAGGCTGATCTGGATTCCAACACTCAGGGCACGCTTTTAAATTAGTATCTACATTCTTTACAACTAGGTTCTTCAGTTCCTTTAGTTTGTACTGGAACCCACACACGTCGCATAACGCGATGGCTTTCTTATCAGAAGCAAACTGAGTAGCCATGCTTACATATACCCTATGCGGGGGGTAAACCTAGCCGAGGTCTTCTCTCTATCTTCTCCTGCGGCCAAGGCAAACTGCTCGTCGTACACAGACTTTAACAAGGGCACTCTTTCTGTCATCTCGGGTAGCTTCATGGCTATGTAGTATGCCAGTCCTGCTACTAGGCACGGGAAGAATCTAAAATTCATATCCGCTGTTTCTACGCCACTACCGGCATCTTGTATGCGGCGCATGCGCCAGTAGTACAATACGTAGTCATTAGTATCTGGTAGAGGCCATACATTTACTTTGGGGTTATCCCGCAAACGCTCGATATATAGTTGTATGGGCCTGCCTTGTGTTAACTTGTTAGGGATAGAAGCGTACGTGCTCACACTAATCCGGCTTATGGATAGGTCAGTTTGTGTCGCTGCATTCCCGCTACCCGTGCGTATCTGGTGCTCCAACAAATCAATGGTGTCTGCGGGCAAGTCATAGGGAGTGGTCTTACCTTTAACTAAGTTAATAGTGCCTTCGTCGATAGTCCACATGTTGATGCCGCGATTTTGCCACTCAATAGTAAGCAAGTTCATGGAACGTCTAGCGGTTTTTAAGTCGTACCCAGAACGCATCTCACGGCCCGCTCGCTCAAACGCCTCTTCTGCGATCTCAGTGAACTCCATGTTAAACGCTGTAGAGTTTGATGTAGCCATTATTTACCCCACCCTGCCTTAGCTTTGACCTTAGCTTTATTAGATAGGTCGCCATAGTGATACAGTTTCTTAGACGTATTTGACATAGCTTTGCCAGTCATAAGAGTCCCGTCAGGGTGCTTGTGCATACCACCCTTATGTTCTTTACCGTCTTTGAAGTAGTGCTTAACACCCATACCCATTATTTCTTTCTCCGCTTAGTAGCCGATACTCGTCTAGGCTTACCTGCTGGTTGTCCTAGCCTTTTCTTTTCCGCTACCTTCTTTGCTTTCTCGGCGCTAGACATCTCACCAGAAGTCTTGGGGGTTTTTTCAGATACACGCTTAGAAGGGCGGCAGTAAGGTGTTCCCCTACCGTCTCCCTTCTTTCTACCACAAGCCTTTCCAGTCTTAACGTCTTTCCAATCTTCTTTGAACCAACGCTTTAGGGCCGCACCCTTTTCGGTTTTGCGAACTCCTCCACCAGACTTGTAATACGTACGCATTACTTACCAGCCTTTTTCTTCCGGCACTTAGCAATGGCTCCCGACGCGTAAGCAGACGGGAACACCTTATATTGCTTCTTGACCTTTTTATAGCACGCGTCTTTTACAGTGCCCCCTTCTTTCATCTTTCGGGGTTTACTGCCGCAACCGCAATCGCTCTTCTTGTAGTAGCGTCGCATTACGCACCTTTCATCTTGACCATCTTGCAGACTCTACCACCACGAGCCATACCGCAGCCACGAACCTTACCACCAGCTTTCATCTTGCCTTTACCATCCGCAGCGTAAAAAGGGACTTTCTTACCACCTTTTTCTACCATGTCTAGCTTGCCACCAGCTTTATACTTCTTAGCCATACCACCAGCCATCATCTTCTTGGCAGACTTATTTTTGGCTTCCATAGCTTCCTTAGCTTTTTTGGCTTCCATAGCTTCCTTAGCTTTTTTCTCTTCGGGGCTAAGGTTTAGGTTCTGCATCATAGCTTCCCGCTGACGGGCGGCCTTTTGTGCGGGGGTCATCTTGTCAAACTCTTCTTTAGAAGGTACTTTTGGTTCCATCTATATCACCATTTAGATTTATTTGCCCAATACGCCGCAGACATTTTGCCTTTGGCTATATTTTTACCGTGACGGGCTTTAAAAGATTTACGTTTAGCTTTCATCTTAGCGGACTCGCCCTTCTTAGGTTTACCTGCTGTAGATGCGCCTTGCTCACCGTAACGTATTATTTTCTCTTTGCCGTTCTCACATGCCTTAACTATGTGAGATTTCTTAGCGTGCGAGGGAGTCCGACGTGGTTTATTGCACGCCATAGCCTTTTTATCGACTTTACCGCCGGACTTGTAATAGCTACGCATTAACTATAGAACACTGTAATAGCGTCGATATTGGTGAAAGCAGTAATAAAGACATCACTTTGAAAACGTACCCCGTAATCGGGAATATTAACAGAGTGGGAGTCATTAGCTTCAAAATCAATATCTAATAGGGTAGCTCCACCGTTACCATCAGTTATAGTGAGCCGCCCCGCGCCAGAGTTATTAGTCAGTACTTGTACTTGCCTTACTCGCGCTGGCCCTACACCTACCGAGCCTGCGCCAGTAATCCGCTTTGCGGAAACATCAGAACTAGACATAAATGCCTCCTATTAGCTAAGAGCCGCGCCAATAGCAGTTACCCAAGCAGCGCCAGTGTTAATTACGATAGCGTATTCATCGTTACCAGAGCCGTTATCGCTGACCATATAAGCAGTACCTACAGCTACATCACCAAAAGCTGGGAGGTTAGCAGTAGTTACAACAGGGATTTGAAAGCCGTTGTCCGAACGGACTGGGCCTGAAAAAGTAGTTTTAGCCATTATAAAGTTCTCACATGTGAGGTTAAGGCAAATCTGTCTACATGTCGTCAGTCGGGTCTGTCAGATTCACCGGATTGTTTCCCGATATATGAGAACATACCACAGTGTGTGATTTTACGCAAACATAAAAAAGGGGGCCGAAGCCCCCTTAGTACAGCATGTTACTACGCTATTAAGCGCCGGGTGATCCGTAGATACCCAGTGGATCGGAAACACCAAACGAGTAGCGTTCACGAGCCTTGTAACGGCTGTTGCCAGTATCGAAATCAGCATCCATAGAGGTAGCCATTGGGCTACGTACGAAGTGCTTCAGACCATTTGGCACGTCAGTCATCATAAACCAAGCGTCAGTGTCAGTCAGGTAGTGATTGACTGCATATCCGCCGGGTACTGCGCCGTTAGTCATAATGGCGTTGATGTCGTTATCAGCAGTTCCTACACGACCTTCAGTCTCAAGCAAACGAGTTGCAACAAACTGCAAGGCAGGTGGGATAACTAGCTTCTTAGGCTTGGCCGCGATCAAGAGACCACGCTCATCAGTGTAGCCTGCTACCTGAATGATAGCTGCTTCCAAAGAAGTTTCGTTAAGGTCAGCCGCAACAGTAGGACGGTTGGAGTTAGTTCCACCGCTAACCAGAGGGTGATCGGTAGCACAAAGTACTTTTCCGTCGCCGTAGGTAGTGCCAGCAAAAGCGTTGTTCAGAATGTCTGCGCCTTTAACTTGCTTGGTGTATGCCATAGCGCGAGCCAGTGCTTTGGTGTAACGAGATGACAGAGAGTCATACAAGTTATCTTCAATCGCTTCTTCAGTGATTGAGAAACCCATTGCAACAGTTTCGTGCGTGTAGCGTGCGCTCCATGCTTCCTGCGCGTTATCGTACTCGATTGCAGAACCTTCAGCTTTAGTTGGGGCAGAGCCAAAACCAGACAGCTTAGTTTCTTCTTCAAAAGAACGGTCAGAGGTTTCAGTCTCGAAAATCTCTTTGTGCTCTTCGCCATATTTTGCATACTCCAGACCAAATAGTGCGTTAAGTCCGGGTAGCAACTCTTTGAGTAATTGACTTCTTGAAATAGCCATCTAGTTATTCTCCTACGATGCCGGTACCAAACTGGTGGTACGGTAGGTTAAATTTAACCAAGACATCAGTCTTAGCGTCGCCAATGGCAGAACCAGTTTTGGTTACAAAGCCAATCACTTTGAACGCTTTAGTAGCAGTAGCAGTAGTGGCGTCCAATGCAACATTAGACTTACCAGTAGCAGTGTTTACTGAAGTAGTGGCGTTCTGTGCCGCAGTCAAAGGAGCGTTGTGCCCAAGAGCAGCCTGAGCAATAGCGCCGTCAGCTTGTACTTGGAAAGTTACGCCCGGATCAGTAACAACATAAGCAGTAGCGTTAGCAGTGCCTGATGGGTAGTACTGAGCAAAAATCAATTGACCTTCAGCGTTAACGTATTCACAGCCAACGAACACACCCAGAGCACCGATAGTGTTGCCGCCGAGGTTGTTAGTAGTTGCGTCTGCGCCAGTGCCAGAAGCTAGTTGAACATAACCTGCATTAATCTCAACGAGAGAGCCGTAACCGATGTTTTGGGCTACGCCAGCAGGAGTAATAAGAAAAGCATCGCGGGCACCAGCATAAGGTGTACCGTCAGCTTTACGTACGGGAACAAACCCGTATGGAGAGGCTGTAGTTGCCATTTATTTCACCTATAAAATAGTTTGATTAAGACCCGCTACCAAAGGTAACTTTCGATCTGCGGTCATTAAATAACGGCATTCGAGGGTCGTTTTCTCGCATTAGGCTGTTGTCAACTGATTGCATTTGCGCGGTACTCTGATCTTTATAGTACGTGTTGCGCTCGTCAACCATTTCAACAGGAGCTTTACACAGCATCAATCCACCGATTATCAAGTTGTCTTTGAACTTTTCGTTCTCGATAGACACAAGAGTAATCTCTGGGTGATCCGATGCCTTTACTGGCTCCCAACCTTCGCGTAGTTTTGAGGATACGTTAGTGGCGTCCATGTTACCTTGCGTGCTTACACGAATCCAGCGAAATGCGTAGCCCGGCTCGGGGTGAGGCGAAGGCAATACTTCTGGCCTAGTCCAAGCTGCTTTACGGGCCGTTTTTTCACGGGTAACTTCTTCACGTTTGATTCTATTCTCAGCCATTATACTTTCCTCATCTCTTCTGCAACCTTTTTGGCGTATAAATCTAGGGGTACTCCAAGTTTTTTAGCGATAGCCACCTGTGTCTGCGTTAACCTAATTTTCTTAGGTGCTGTGCTCCGCGTAGCGGGTGCAACCACATTAGCCTGCTTCTTACTTGTCCTAACCTCTGATTCTTCAGTTTCCCCAAACTCTTCGGGGAAGGTATTTCGCATACGAGAATTAATAGTCTCGTAGTATTCATCGCTAGTGGTGTCCACACCTTGCTTAACCAGCTTACTGTGTACACCCATAGCATAAGCTGTCATCTCGTCATCAGAGCCGAACCAAGAATTTTCATTTGCCCATTCGGACGCTTTGGTATCTGGCTGAATCGGAGCTTCTTGCGGTATTTGTACAGGAATCTCAGCTTCTTGTAAAGCCTCTGGCTCAAAATCTGCTAACTTATCTGCTTTTATCTTAGCATTTGTTAGCTTTTCTTGCGCATCCAACAGTTTATCTGCATCTCCGGCCTCATACGCTCTTTTGTATGCCCGTTTGGCTAGTAACATTTCTCCACTAGCAGTTTTCTTAGCTTGCTCCAGTAACGCTGCTTGATTCTTTTCAACACTACTCTTTAACTTGTTGTTCTCTTCAACAAGCGTTTTTGCGTAGTTTTCAAACTCCACACGTTCACGATGCGCCGCTTCTTTAGCACGTCGCTCGTCGTGATAACCTTTACTAAAGTGCTGTATTCGTTTGCGTACCTTATCTGAGTAATCTTCTAACTCTTCATCAGTAAGGTCTTCGGGGGGCTTAGATGCTTTACGCCCTCTGTCCGCCTTCGGTACGTCGTCTATTACTTCGACTTCTACTTCGGCTTCTTTCTCTTGCTTAACAGGTTTTTCCTCGACAGGCTCTGATTTGCCAGACAAGTCAATCTCTACTGCGCTAGAGTCCTCTACTTCTATTACCTCATCCTTCTCTTCGTCAGGGAAGGTATACTCAACTTTTTGAAATCCCATTATTTACTCCTCACACTCGTGTAACGCCACGAGGATCGTTTACTACTGCTTCAATTGAGTCATCATTCATTAAACGATACTCAACACCACCTACTTTAAAACGCGTACCAGTATTGGCACGAAACATCACATAGTCGCCAGCTTTGCACCAAGCACCTGTAGGAAAGCGATCTTTATCAGAATACGCCTGCTCACCCATATCAAGGACAAGCCCGATAGTAGACATGATGTATTCGTTGTGCATTTCCTTACTAGACTTAATGATGCCGCTTTCGCCGTATGTATCCTCTACTTCCGGCATGGCTACTAGAACACGGTACCCTACAGGAGTAGGAATTTGGTGGTCTAGTTCTTCTTCACTTTCTGCTTCTTTTGGTACTATTGTTAGATCAGTCATTATCATCTTCCAAATAATTACGCGAGAGGTCATTTACATGATTCAGACAGGAAGTGAGACCTCGTAGCATTCCTGTTATTTCTTTGTACTGAGCGAAGTCTTTAGCCCCACCATTACCTAGAAATTCTGTTGCAGAGGACATGTCATCCTCGATTTTGTTCTTGAGCACGTCAAAGACGGTTTTAGCCATGATTTATTCCCTACGTTTGTTTGCAGAATCTGTTGCTGTTTTTATAGCGTCTAGCTTTAATTTAGTCGCATCTTTGCGCCTGTCCGCAGCCATCTTAGCAACGGTTTTTTCGGTGTCTAACTGTAGTTCTTGCTCTTCTAACTGTAGCTGCCCCTGATCTATAGCTGCATCAGCCATATCTTTCTGCACCTTGCGTTGCAATTCAGCCTGTTTGAGTTGCGCATCGGCTTGGTCTTTCTGAGCCTTACGCTGCACTTCTTGCTGCTTAATTTGTAGCTCCGCTTGCTGCATCTGTACAACGGGGTCTTGTTGCTTCTGTTGTGCCTGCTTTTGCGCTGCTTCTTGCTGGTGCTGCTGTGTAAGCTGCCTACCGCCCTCCGCTACTAGTCTAGCCAGTTGTATTTCTGTTTCCTCTGTAAGCTCTTCATTAGGCGCTGGTAGGGGTGCTCCTAACTTCTCTTCCATCTGAGAGCGGTACAAGAACCCTAGGTGCTCCGCTATGTGAGCCTGTAACGCAGACATTATTTTCTGCGCCTGTGGGTTCTGGCCTATGGTCTGTGCAATCATGGGGTCTTTCATAAACGACTGGTGCGCCGCTATATGTGCTGCATGGTCTTGGTAGATGAACGCTTTTATGGGGGTACCTGTTAGCGCGTTCATGTTTTCGCTTACGGGATCAGTAGGTTTCACATCATCTTCCGTAGGTACTAGCTTGTCAGCGTTCTTGACGCCGAGCACTTCAATCATCTGGCGATGTAATTGAGGTAGGTTGTATATCTGAGGTGCCTGTTGTGCCATCTGCAACACTGCTTGGTACTGAACTACACGTTGCGCCATAGTAGAACTGTTAGGATCACTAACAGGAATTACATCGACCATAGCGTAGTCAGCTTGGCGGGCGGCTACTTCACCTCTGTTAGGCATGTAGTCGTATTCCACAGATGCTTCTTCGGCCATGATAGCTTTGAGCATCTTGAACTCTAGCTTCATAGCGTAGTGGACACGCGCCTGTACCGCAGCCATAGGCTTTAACGTACGTTCTAGCAATGCTAGCGTAGTACCCACTGGGGCGTTTGCGGACATATCAGATATGTTCATGTCACTGATAGCACCTAGACGGCGGCCTTCAGTAGTGATCTGGTTAAGCAACGCTAACAGAGTCTGGCTAGGCTCCTTATAAGGTAGGGGCATGATGTTTTCTTTGATGCTGCCTGATGGCACATCTACATCTTTAAACTCGCCCGGCTCGATAGGAGTGTCATCACCTTTAATACGTAGCCCACGAGACTTTAAGCCGCCGGGAAGGTTAGACAGGGTACCAGCGTCCACCAGTTGTCGTATGATCGACGTTCCTGCTTTAGCGTACCCACCTACTATGTGGATGAGTCCTAGGCCGTAGAAGCCAAATCCGGGCACATATACGTAGTGTACAAAGTGCTGACGTTTTAGCGTTAAGGCGTCCTCTTCTTCCCAGTTACGACGGATCGACAATATCTCTTCAGTACCGCGTTCTATAGTAACAATGTAGGGCTTTGCGATACCGTCTTCGTCGTCTACACCCTCAATGATGAGGTCTGCATGAATCTCATATATAGTGTAACGATCATCATCAGTGATGTCGTACCCACCTTCCTCGGCCTTCTTTTCCTCAATATCGGTGTGGAACGGGCGAGGTTCTCCTAACTCTACGCCAGAGTAGAAACCACTCACTTGTAGCTTCATTATCTCGTTCTTGGTTTTACGCATTACATGGGTAACGCGTTCGGCAGATTCTATGTTGGATGCGCCATAAGGCACAATAACGTCTTCTGCTGGAATATAGATGGCGGCCTGTCTACCCATATTGGGGTCGAAGTAAACCTTCTTAAACGCCGATCCTGCGAGTCCTAGGCTATATAGCATTCTTTCGTGCTCTGGACGGTACTCCACCATGTTCTCTGTAAGCTCATAGTTCATGTCCGCTTTTACACGCTCTGCTGCTTCTAACTTCTCTTTAGTCTCTTTACCTAGAACCTTTACCTTTACTGGCCCTTGAGCAGGGAAAGTCTCACTCATGGTCTCTGCTTGGAACCGTATAGCTGCTTCGGCTAGGACTGTAGAGTTGACGCCACACGCGCCCTGCCAAGGAGTTGTACGCTCTTCGTACTTAAACCCTAGGATGTCCAGTCCTTTGACGTAGGTATCTGCCCAGTCTTTGCGGCTGTCCACATCTGCGTCTACCATACCTATTAACTCACCTGATAACTCGTTTAAGAGTCCTTCATCAAGTGCGTCCACCAAGTTGGCGTCAAACGCCATTAGGTCGGTCTCGTTGGCATCAGGGATCAGGGTGATCTCCATACTACCATCAGACAGAGTAACCATCTCAGGATCGACTATCTCAATAGATAAGTCTCCCTCAAGCACTTCGGCCTCTTCTACTTCTACGTCTTCTATGCCTTCTGGTGCGGCGTAGATACCTTTCTCAATTGCCATTCTGTAACCTCTTAATAAAACCCGCTACCGCGATGTTTAAACTGTTTAATGTCTTCTGGCTCATCAGTAGGTAATCGTATAAATCCGCCTTGTCTGAACCGCATAAGTGCCATAACTGTGGAATCCACCAGATCGTCATGGCTCAT